CTCCAACGCTGGCAACACTACAGCCAACGTCGATATGCGTGCACCTATCTTCTACGACAGCGATAACACTGCATACTATGTTGACCCTGCGTCTACTGGTATTTCGGCGGTGTTTGCTGGTGATATTAATATTAACGCTGGATATGAAGATAATAGGGCTTTGCGCTTCCGCGAAGGTTCCACTGACATTTATGGCGCTTTCGTAAAATATACGGCTGGCGACAGTTTGGAACTTGGCACTCGCAATAATTCAACCACAGATACACGCGCAATCTATATCAGTCGTGGCGCGAATTGGGCGGGTTCAGATGGCTCATTCCGCGCACCTATCTTCTACGACAGTGAGAACACTGGTTTCTATGGTGACTTTGCCAGCACTTCGGTAATGGCCGACGCAGTCATTGGTGGCCGCACCATGAGCACTGCCATGCACTACGCAGGCTTCACGCTCGACGCGAACACAATGCCGTCGAATAGCACAGGGTTTACTTACGCAGTCAATGCTCCCTTTGTCGGGCCAATCGTGCGCGCTGGTCAGCCTGCGGGCGGAGCCTATGACCTTTGGTTAAACGCACCTTATGGAGGCGGAGATAGGTTTGCTTTCCGCACACGGAATGGGGACACGGCTGCGTTAAACTCTTGGCAATACCCCGCTCTTTACAATGTAAACGCCAATGGTGGCGGGTCACTATACGCAACGATTTATTATGACCAAAACAACACTGGTTATTACGTTGACCCTGCCAGTGGGTCGCGTCTGGGCGGTCAAATACTGTTTGATGGTCTGTCTAATGTTGCGTCAAACGGTGATATCACCTCGCGCCGTAGCAACGGCGCTACTGGCGTTTACTATTTCTCGGACGGGGGGTCTAAATATCTTTTCTGGGACGGCGGGCAATATCTCTTTGGTAATGCTGGCCCCGTAATTGCGTCTGGCACAAGCTTTCGCGCACCAATCTTCTATGACAGCGACAACACCAGCTTTTACTTAGACCCAGCAAGCACTGGGGACGCGCTTATCGCGGCAGGTAATGGTGCTTTTGGGATTAGCTATTCAAAAGCTCGCATTACAGCCCGAAGGGATACGTCTGGCACAACACCCGCCGACAGCGCATCCATCGTATTAAGTAACCGCAGCACAGCCATTAACGGCACTTTGGCTGGCGGCATCTTTATGGATACGTTCCGCGATATTCGTGACCCGCATTACGCTGGTGGTATTTGGTTCACACGCAACCAGACATCGGGAAACCTTGCCTCCGGTTCAGACATCGTTTTTGGCGCAATGGAAAATTGGGATACTGGCCTTCCCACAGAGCGTATGCGTATTTACGCTACTGGCCCTGTGCTTGCGACAAGTGATTTCCGCGCACCTGTTTTTTACGACAACAGCAACACTGCCTATTACGTTGACCCTGTTAACGGCACAGTGCTTAACAGGCTGGTATCCATAATAGGTGCGGGTAATAGCAGCGGCGGCAATTTGCAGCTTGGCGACAAGACGGAAAGCACTGCAAAGTGGTCAGTCATGACAGGCGCACATTACAACGGCGTTTCACAGGCTAAGGGCATAACACTTGTTGCATCGTATGGTTCTGCAACAGGCAATGAAATCAGCATTGGTGGGAATATATACGAAGCCAACCCCGCCACTTATATTGCATTTTACACCGCTACATCTATCACGCATCCAACAGGCGGGTCTAATCGACTAAGCATTAATGGCGATGGTAACGTCACCGCCAACGTCGATATTCGTGCGCCTATCTATTACGACAGCGGCAACACTGCATATTACGTTGACCCTGCAAGCTCAACAGCACTTTTTAGCGATGGTGTCGTTGTAGCTGGCACACAAGGCTTTCAAAGTCGCGTATACACGGTAGGCGCTCGTAACCGTATCTGGAGCTTCAACAACGCTGATGGTTACGGGATAAGCTATTTCCAAGGCACTGCTGGCACAATCAGCGCGGACACCATCGGTTTCCACTTCGGCACAGCCACTGCTGCCGCGTCAACCCTTCAGGTTATAGGGAACAATTACACCCTGTCGCTCGGCTCCATGCGGTCGCCACTTTTCTACGACAGCGACAACACCGGCTACTACCTTGACGCTTCAAGCACAGGCACATCGCTAAACGTAGCGGGTTCCATCATCGCCGCTGGCAACGTCACTGCGTATTCCGACATTCGCATCAAAGCCAACGTCGAGACAATCGCAGGCGCATTGGGCAAACTTGACCAGATACGGGGCGTTACATACACCCGCACAGACCTTGATGATAAACAACAGCGTTATGCTGGTGTCATCGCGCAGGAAATCGAAGCAGTTTTGCCGGAGGCAGTGCGCGACCTTGGCAACATCAAGGCAATTGATTACAATGCCACTATCGCTTTGCTAATTGAGGCTGTAAAAGAACTTACGCTTAAAGTAAAAACGCTTGAAGAAAAGGACAATTGAATATGACACTTTCCTACGCATGGGCAATCACATCCCTGAAGAAAACTACCGACGGCAACATTGAAAATGCAGTTGTGCAAACGCAATGGACTTGCACTGGCACAGACGCAGATGGCGACAGCGGCACATTTAACGGCGCTACCCCATTTCCGTTGAGCGATGTAAACCCTGACAATTTCATTCCTTATGAGCAACTGACCGAAGCCGACGTTCTTTCATGGATACAGGCGGTGGTTGTCGGTTCGTATAAGGAACACATCGACGCGCAAATCATGAAGCAGATTGCGCTTATCAAAGACCCTGTTGTTGAAGTGCCAAGCAATGAACTGCCTTGGTCGCCACCAGTTGAAGAAGGCGCTGCACCCGCAGCACCAGTTGAAGAAGGAGCAAGTGAATGAACCCAGAATTAGACCAGTATGACGAAGCGCAGCAACACGCGCCGCAGCCCATGCAACAGCCACAGTTGCATATCGCAATGTCCGTGGATGAGATTAACCTTCTTTTCCGCGCATTGGGTGAATTGCCGCATCGCGTTTCTGACCCGCTTATTCGCAACTTAATGCAACAAGCACAGGCGCAAATCGAAAAACCTAATTGATGAATGTATCGGATAAACTCCTTGACCTGACCATCATACGGCAACTGCTATTAGATCGGGTTATTGCTGGGCAAAGTGCTGCCGTAAACAAGCAGCTTGATGCCATCGCAGCGGCGCTTGAAAAGCAGTTGAAGGGCAAGGAGTTTACCGAATACCAAGGCAAGCGGCTGGATAAGGCCATTGCAGAACTGAAGGCCATTGTCACAGTCAATGAGCCTGATTTAAGCGACCTGACAGAAGCAGAAGCAACATTCTTTAGGGATGCTATGGTCAACGTCGGTATTGACGCTGTGCTGCCTCCTATGGCCGCATTAGAAAGCGTTGCACAAAGCAGCCTGATACAAGGCGCGACAATCGGCAATTGGTTTTCCCGTCTGACCGAAAGCGCACGTTTCGACATTGAGCGCGTTGTTAAAAATGGCGTCTTGCTTGGGCAAACGAACGCACAGATTGCTAAAGAACTTATTGGCGTGGGCGATAAAGGCGGTCAACCGATTGCCAAGGCACGGCGCGATGCAATGGCGATTACCCGCACAGCCGTTCAGACCGTAGCGAAAGACGCAAGGCTGGCATCGCTGGAAGCCAACGCCAACATCATTAAGGCGGTGCAATGGGTATCGACCCTTGATAGCCGCACCAGCGAAATTTGCATGGCACGTTCGGGCAAAACATGGAGTTACCCCGACTTCAAACCCATCGGTCACAAAATCCCGTGGAATGGTGGCCCACCCGCACACTGGAATTGCCGAAGCAGCTTCATACCCATCACGAAGTCATTTGAAGAACTGACGGGCGGCAAGATTAAAGACAAGGTGGAACCAGCGACCCGTGCCAGCATGGACGGATATGTCGCTGCTGACCTGACGTTCGACCAATTCCTAAAGAACAAACCCCCCGAATTTGCAGACAAGATGCTTGGCAAAGGCCGTGCAGAACTTTGGCGCAGCGGAAAGATTACGTTAAACCAACTGTTAGACCAACGCGGCAATCCGCTGACTTTGGCGCAGTTGAAGCGGCTATAGTAATATGCTGTTTACCGTGATATTAGAAAAGTTACGCCAAGGCTGTGCTGCGGCATAAACCGCCCCCGTGGGGCAACCAAGTCCAGAGGACAAACTTATGAGTGAAGAACGGATTGCAGAGTTAGAAGAAGCGATGGAGGCAATGAATGCCAAAAACACTGAACTTCTAAGGGAAGTCAAAATTGCTAGAGCGAAAGCGAAAGGCGTGGAGATAGACCCAAACGATTTTATGGCGCTTCAGACTGAAAATGAAACGCTTAAGTCGCAACTCGAAAAAGTTGCAAAGGATAACGCGAAGACGGTTGAACAGTTGCAAGCAAGCCTGACCGAAAAGGATGGTGCGCTTCAGTCTTATTTAATCGACAACGGGTTAAACGATGCAATGCTGAAGGCTGGTATCAAACCTGAATTTATGGCGGCAGCAAAGGCCATGCTGAAGTCACAAACCAAGTTGATGGCTGATAACGGTCAATATTCTGCACTTATGGGTGACAAGCCGCTGACCGAAGCAATTGCTGAATGGGCTGCTGGTGATGAAGGCAAGCACTTCGTTTCCGCACCCGCGAACTCTGGTGGTGGAGCCACTGGCGGGACAGGCAATGGCGCTCCTGCAACACCAAAGGGCAACCTTGGTGGTGACAAGACGCAGCGGACAAATGCAATCAAACAAATGTTCCCTGACCTACAATAAGGATTTTGAATTATGTCACTTTCGCAAATGAAGGTATTTAACGAATACGTAATGCCAGCCACCATTGAGACCCTCGCGCAGATGGTCGATAAGTTCAATGCGGCATCGGGCGGCGCAATCCGTTTGACCACAACTGGCTTCGATGGCGACTTCTATCAGGAAAGCTTCTTCGCTGCCGTGCATAGCGCACAGCGTCGCGTTGACCGTTATGCTTCGCAAGCATCGGCTACCGCAACTGACCTGACGCAACTTCAGCTTAATGGCGTAAAGGTTGCTGGTGGCTTTGGCCCCATCCGCTTTGAGCCTTCGCAGCTTACATGGTTGCAGAAGCCAACGTCGGAAGGCATCGAAGTTGCATCGCGTAACTTTGCTGAAGCTTTGATGGCTGACCAGTTGAACACTGCAATCGCTGCACTTGCTGCCGCAATCGCAAACCAAGGCGCAGCAACGACTGTTGACGTTTCTGGCACTGGTGCTGTGACTTATGGCACGATGAACAGCGCAAACGCTTTGTTTGGCGACAATTCGTCGAGCATCGTTGCTAACGTCATGAACGGCGACAGCTATCACAAGCTGATTGGCCAGAACTTGACGAACGGCGCACAGTTGTTCGTTGCACAGAACGTGCAAGTTGTGGACATCCTTGGCCGTCCCGTCATCGTGACTGACGCCCCTGCATTGTTCGTTTCCGGCACACCAAACAAGAACCGCGTTCTTGGCCTCGCAGACAGCGCAGCAATCGTTTATGACGGCGGCGACGTTATCAGCAACATCGAAACCAACAACGGTCAGACCCGTATCGAAACCACGATGCAGGTCGATTACACCTTTGGCGTGGCTTTGAAGGGCTACACTTGGGACGTAACCAACGGCGGCAAGTCGCCAACGGATGCTGAACTTGCAACTGGTTCCAACTGGGACAAGGTTGCAACGTCCATCAAGCACACCGCTGGTGTTATGGCGATTGGTTCTGCTGCTTAATTAAGCACAGAGCGGGGGCCGTCGGTTGGAAGGGCGGCCCCCAACCTTTTTGGAGGATTTTATGGCTAAAATCATTTACGAACCGCATCCAATGAACCCAGCGCGTAAAGCTAAATTGCAAGAGCAGGGTTACAAAATCATTGATGCTATTTTTGCCCCCGCTGGCACACCTTTGCACGAAAAACTGGATGTAGAAGAAATTGCTATTGAAGCTGAAGCCGTCATTGCCCCAGAGGTATTGGAAGTGGTAGAAGCGCCAGTAGAAGAAACACCAGCCGTTGAGGAAACTGTTGAAGAAGCACCTGTGGTC